AGATTAAAAGGCATTGAGGATGAGATTGAAAGAACAGAAGAACTATTAAAAAATTTAAAAACGATGGCTGATGATATTGGTTCTAGGGTAATTCCAGAATTATTATCAGAGCAAGGTTTAAGTTCTATTAAACTTGCAGATGGATCGTCAGTATCAGTTAAAAGAGAATATAGGTGCACTCTTCCAAAAGAAGACGATAGGAAAGAGGCAGCCCATAAATGGCTTCGTGAGAATGGACTTGGAGATATTATTAAAAATAATGTTTTCGTTACATTCGGCAAAGGCGAAGATGACAAGGCACAACGTTTGTTGGACCTTGCGGCGTCAAATGGTTTTACTCCACAACAGAAATCTGATGTGGCTTGGAATACTTTGACAGCCCTATTTCAGGAGCGTGTCGAGTCCGGGCTCGACATGCCTTCTGATGTCTTTAGTACTTGGATTAAAGACAGAACTAAAATAACCCGTAAATAATGGAGAATGAATAATGGCTACTGAAGTAATGGCTAAAAAGAAAGAAACTGGATCACTTGCCTTGTTTGGTAATGATACAGCTAAAGGTTTTGAGAATATGACGCAAGAAGATCTTGCGCTTCCTTTTCTTAGAATCTTAGGACAATTATCACCACAGGTAACTGATGGGGATGCAAAGTATGTAAATGGTGCTAAGCCTGGCATGATTTATAATACTGTTACCAGCGAACTATACGATGGTAAAAAAGGTATCAAGGTAATTCCTTGTTACTACAAAAAGGATTTTCCAGAATGGTCTGATAGAGGAGATGGCCCTGGAGCACCAGTTGCTATACATCTACCAAACAGTCCGGTAATCCAAACAGGTAAGAGAGAAGGATCTAAGATTAGATTACCTAATGGTAACTACTTAGAAGAAACAGCTTCTTACTATGTTATGGCTGAAACAAAAACAGGTGGTTATACACCTGCGTTGATTACAATGAAATCAACACAACTTAACGTTAGCAAAAAATGGAATTCAATGATGAAGACCATACAAATAGCTGATGGAAAAGGTGGATTTGCAATACCACCTATGCATGGGGTTGTTTATAATTTATCATCAACATTACAAAAGAACGATAAAGGTTCTTGGTATGGATGGGTTGTAAACATGGACAGAATCATGGGAGCAGAAGATAAGTCTTTATACTTAATGTCTAAAGATTTTAATTCTAATGTTTCTAAAGGTAACGTGCAAACAAGAGCAGATGTAGAAGAGATAGCTAGAGAAAACACACCGTTTTAATTAGCTAAAGGGGCCTAGCAATAGGCCCCAAACAATAGAAAGATTAAGTATGAAAGAAAAATTTAAACAGATATTTGAAGGCTTAAAGATTGCTTATGGTCAATACCAAAAAGGAGATCGTGGAGAAAATGGTAAACAAGGTGGTAAAGCATTTATAGTAAGAGGAAATGTTACTGATGATCTTTGGGAGAAACATTTAAAAGGAGAAGGTCCTGCTCTTGGTATTATACCTATTACAGAAAATAATACTTGTCGTTGGGGCTGTATAGATATTGATCAATATAATTTTAATCATCTTGATTTAATTAATAATATTAGAAAATTAAAACTTCCTTTAATTGTATGTCGTTCTAAGTCAGGTGGAGCACATGTATTTTTATTTACAAAAGAATTTATATCAGCGTCTTTAATGCAAGGAACATTAAAGAAGATGTCAAAGATGTTAGGTTATGAAGGATGTGAAATCTTTCCTAAGCAAACAGAAATATTAGTGGAACGTGGGGACACTGGTAATTTTTTAAACTTACCCTACCACAATGAAATGAAAGGATTAAGATATGCTATCAACGATAGTGGCTCCGGTTGTACACTTGAGGAATTTTTTAAGCTCTATGATCTTTATGCTTGCAAGGAAGAAGATCTTAAAGAAATCAAAATTGAAGAAAAGAAAATAGAAGAAGTATTTAAAGATGGACCTCCTTGCTTAAACAAACTTGCTAAAGATGGTTTTGGCGAGGGGTCTAGAAATAATGGATTATTTAATATCGCAGTTTATTTCAAACAAGCTAATCCTGATTCATGGGAAGATGAAATTGTAAAAGCAAATATAGAATATATGAATCCTCCTTTAAGTAATAGTGAGGTTCAACAACTTATTAAATCAGTAAATAGAAAAGGATATGACAAATACAGATGTAAAGATGCTCCTATTAATTCTGTATGTCAGTCAGGACTATGTAGAACAAAAAGATTTGGTGTAGGATTTGGAGAAGAGGCAATGCCAACACTTGGTAATTTAACTAAGTATGCATCTAAACCACCACAATGGTTTTTAGATGTAGGAGAAAATAGAATAGAATTAAAAACAGAACAACTTTATATGCCAGGATTATTTGCCTTAGCATGTTTAGATCAAGCTAATTTAGTTATTCCAATACCAAGTCCAAAAGATTGGAAACAACATTTTTTAAAACCAATGATGAATAATTTACAAGAAGTTGAACCATTGGAATCATTAGATCCTTTAAATGAAATGACTTCTTTATTACAAGATTGGACAACTAATAGACAGAGCGCAAGAACTATGGATGATATATTAAATAAACTTCCATACACAGATGATAATAGACAATATACTTATTTCAGAAGAGAAGACTTTTATAGCTTTTGTAAAAAGAATAATTGGGAACATGATAAGATTAAGACTGGAAACTATTTAACTCAATTAGATTGCTTTGTAGAAGAATTCAGACCTGCGATTAAAAACCAACAGCCTAGAGTAATTAAAATCAAAGCTATGAAAAAGGTTGAGGCTTCTGTGTCTAAAGTAAAATATCATGAGGATAGTTTCTAATGATGGTAGGCATCAATTGGTATATAATATTTAAAAAGAGAATTGAGTTCTTAGAAGATAAAAATAGAAAACTATTAATTAAGAATTCTTTTTTAGAAAGGAGGAAGAAAAAACGTGAAAACAATAATACTAGGACCACCAGGAACAGGAAAGACAACAACGTTGTTAAATTTGGTTGATGAATTTATCCAACAAGGTGTAAGACCTAAACAAATAGGATATTTTTCTTTTACTAAAAAAGCAGCCAGGGAAGCAGCAAGTCGTGCAGCTGAAAAATTTGCATTGGATCCGGAAACAGATTTATATAACTTTAGAACATTACATTCTTACGCATTTAGAATGTTAGGTATGAGTAAAGAAAAAATGTTAAAGTCAGAAGACTACAAAGAGTTTGGACAAAAATGTGGTATTCCAATTAAGACAGCAAACTTTTCTGATAATGATGGTACATTTAATTCTGATAATGAATATCTTACAATCATTAATACAGCAGCTGTTAAGAGAATAGATTTATTAGAGTATTATGATTCTAGAAAAAACTTATTAGATATTGAACGTAATACTTTATATTTAATTTCGGAAGAACTAAAAAGATTTAAACAAGAAAAAGGATTAAAAGATTTTAACGATTTGTTAGAAGACTTTATTTCTCAAGATATTAATCCAAGCTTTGAAGTATTGTTTATTGATGAAGCGCAGGATTTATCTTTATTACAGTGGGAGATGGTTAGAACTTTATGGAAGAATTCTAAAAAGACTTATATTGCAGGAGATGATGACCAAGCTATATTTAAATGGGCTGGAGCTGATGTAGATCATTTCATAGCATTAAAAGAAGAAGTAGATAGTATTAAGACATTAGAACAGTCTTATCGTATTCCAGGGGGACCTATTCATGAACTATCACAAAGAATTATTAGTAAAGTACAGAATAGATTTGATAAACAATATAAACCAAGACAAGAAGAGGGTATTTTAAGAAGGTATTCAGACATTACACAAGTAGATATGTCTCAAGGTAATTGGTTAGTATTATCATCAGCTAATTACTTTTTAGATGATGTTAAAGAATTGTGTGAATTAAGAGGTTGGTATTATCAATACAAAGGTCAAAACTCTATACCTTTAAAGCTATTATTAGCCTTATATAATTGGGAATCTTGGAGAGGTGGATGCTATTTAAGTAGTTTAGAAATCAAGAATATATATGAATATTTAGGGGCCAATGTATTAGAAGGGTTTAGAAAGGGAAAGACTTTACATTCTGAAACAAAATATACTTTAAGAGAATGTATGGAGAAATATGGATTAACCACAGATAAGGTTTGGTATGAATCGTTTGAGGGTTTAGATAACCTCACCGAGAACTACATTCGTAACATGAGGGCGAATGGAGAGAAGATAAATAAAAATCCTCGTATAATAATGTCAACAATACATGGAGCAAAAGGAGGAGAAGCCGATAAGGTTTTATTGCTACAAGATATAACTAGCGCTGCTTTAGAAACGTTTAGTCAAGACCCTGATGAATTACATCGTTTATTTTATACAGGTGCGACGAGAGCGAAGCGTGAATTACATATTGTAGATCCAAAGAACTTTGATCGCGCTTATTTAGTATGATTAAAATAGAACAAGTAGATAAAGAAAAAAATAATAATTATTTTGTTGTTTACAAATTAGGCAAATACGTACATACAACTGCTGGAACAGCGAAAGAAATTTTAGAATATTTTAAAGAAGCTATGAAAGAAAAAAATGTCAAATAAAACATTTTTTAAGCAGGTAGGAGGCCGACATTATCGATCGATGAAGGTGCAGCCTTCTGTATTTATAAATAAAAATAATTTACCGTTTGCGGAAGGTAATGCAATCAAGTATATCTGTAGACATAGATTAAAAGGAAAGAAAGAAGATATATTAAAAGCAATTCATTATTTAGAAATGATATTAGAAAGAGATTACAAATGAGAAATACTCAAGCGCCTTTATTTACACCCGATACTGAATGGGTTATGCCTGAAGAACTAAGAGATCTTCGCGGTCATAAAGAAATAGCAATTGACTTAGAGACCAATGATCCGCAATTACTTGAACTCGGATCGGGGAACGTGGTTGGTCGTGGTCATATCGCTGGTATTTCATTAGCAGTTGAAGGTTGGTCTGGTTATTATCCTATAGGTCACGAACAAGGTGGCAATCTAGATAAGAAATTAGTTTTAGGTTGGCTTCAAGATTTATTCAATCAACAAGATACTAAATTTATATTTCATAATGCTATGTATGATACATGTTGGTTAAGATCTTCTGGATTAAATATTAAAGGTAAAGTTGTAGATACTATGATTGCAGCATCTTTAATTGATGAAAACAGAATGAGTTATCGTTTAGATACATTAGCAAAACATTACATAGGTCTTGGTAAAGACGAAAAGGTTTTATTACAAGCAGCTAAAGATTATGGATTAGATCCTAAAAAAGATATGTGGAGATTGCCTGCATTGTTTGTTGGTCAATATGCTGAAAGAGATGCTGAGTCTACTTTAAAACTTTGGCAAAGATTAAATATGGAAATGCATAATCAAGAGTTGATGGATGTATTTAATTTAGAAACAAAACTATTTCCTTGTCTTGTTGATATGAGATTTAAAGGGGTAAGGGTTGATCTTGAAAAAGCTGATAAAATAAAGAAGAATTTGATGATTCAAGAAAATAAAATTATCAATAAAATCAAAGACTTAACCGGCATAGACGTAGAAATACATGCTGCTAGGTCAATTGCAAAGGCATTTGATAAATTAAAATTACCATACGATAGAACAGAAAAAAGTGATGAACCTAGTTTTACAAAAAACTTTTTACAAAATCATCCTCATGAATTGGCAAGATCAATTGCTGATGCAAGAGAAATAAATAAAGCACATACTACATTTATAGATTCTATAACTAAGCATGCTGTTAATGGAAGAATACATGCAGATATAAATCAAATTAGATCTGATGATGGTGGAACAGTTACTGGAAGATTTTCAATGTCTAATCCAAACTTACAACAGATACCTGCAAGACATCCAGAATTGGGACCATTGATAAGATCTATTTTTATTCCGGAAGATAAACATGTATGGGGTTCATTTGATTACTCACAACAAGAACCTAGAATTTTAGTACACTATGCAAAACTACAAAACTTAGAAGGCGTAGATGAAATTGTTGAAGCATACAATCAAGGAGATGCAGATTTCCATCAAGTTGTTGCTGATATGGCTGGCATAGAACGTAAGCAAGCTAAAACAATTAATTTAGGTTTAATGTATGGAATGGGTAAAAATAAATTAATGGCAGAATTAGGATTGATGAAAGAGTCTGCTGAAAAATTAATTAAACAATATCATACTAAAGCTCCCTTTGTTAAAAAGTTAATGGACAACGTAACTAGACGAGCAGAAAATTATGGAAAGATTAGAACCCTAGGTGGAAGAGCGTGTCACTTTGATCTATGGCAGCCTGTTCAATTTGGAGTATTTAAACCATTACCATTAGAACAAGCAAGAAAAGAATATGATGAACCTTTAAAGCGTGCGTTTACTTATAAGGCTTTAAATAAACTAATACAAGGTTCTGCTGCTGATATGACTAAAAAGTCTATGGTAGCTTTATATGAAAATGGTATAATACCTCATATACAAATTCATGATGAAGTAGATATTTCTGTTTCATCTGATAAACAAGCTGAAGATATTATTGAAATAATGGAATCAGCTGTTGAATTAAAAGTACCTAATAAAGTTGATTATGAAAAAGGAAGTAGTTGGGGAGATATTAAATAGTTTTAAATGTCTTATTTAAATGCTAATATACCACCCATATACTGTAAAATAAGGAGAGAATATTTATATGACTTACGAGAACATCAAGGCGAAACTGAAGATTGTGTGGTCTTTGCTATTGCAAGTATTCCAGGGCGTGCAATCTTATTTCATGCTTTACTTACGAACGGTGCAATATATTGGAGGCTTCCTATCAGTGCTTTTCTTCAAGGAAGAAACAGCAGTACTGTGCATCAAGGAAAAATGGAATCTCCAGATCTCGAAGATCTTGAGTTATGGAATTCATTTAGTTATTACCCTGCTATTACTACTTTTGATTTTTTAATCGGACAACGTTGTAAGTATTTAGGTAAAGATAAAAAATTTATACATGGTGAATATTTATTTACAATTGATTGGGCACATCCGGAACCTAATATCTTGGATACTGAACATTCCGAAATTCCTGATCAACATAAGTGCGCACATATTTTGGCCCTTGATAACGGTAATTATGCAGCTCAGCCTAATAATCGTATTTTGTGGAGTATTGGTAGCTTTACTACTTCTAAACATTGGCCAGATTATAAGGTTACAACTACAGAGTGGAATGTTGAAAATAAAGACTGGCAATTAGAAGATACTGATAATATGTTCTATCAAATCAATGAAGAAAAAAATAAAAAAACTTAGCAAAACTTTAAAATTAGATGCTAGAATAGAACATGGTATATGTCCCTATTGCAATTTATTATCACCTCTGTTATTCTTATATAAAGATTTCTACAGATGTTCTCTGTGTGGTGAAGAAATAGAACAATATATTAACGGAGTCATTAAATACATTCCAATTACAAATAGTAAAAGAACTGGATTAATGACAGAAACAATTGAAAAATGAGCAGTGAATTTAAGTTAAGTGACCAAACAAGCGTAGCATTACCAGTTAAAAATATAGTAGCTATTATATCTGCTATTGTTGTAGCAGTATGGACATATTTTGGTATTGTTGAAAGATTAAATAGATTAGAGACTAATGAAAAATTAATGGCTCAAGATTTGCTTAAAAAAGCAGATCAAACTCCTAAAAATCAAGAATTATTTATGTTGATTGAGTATCAAGCTAAAACAATAGAAAAACATTCTAAACAATTAGAAGAAAATGTTCATACAAAAGTATTAATATCTCAATTAGAAAAGAAAGTAGATAAATTAGAAAAAGAATTAGATTCAGTTAGAGGTAAGTAATGATTGAAGCTGTATTTGCATTATTAATGTACATGAATGGTAAACTAGAAGGCTATTCACCTAAAGCTAATGTTGCTGATTGTTTAGAACAGAAACGTAAGGTTGAACGTGATGGAACTAATGATGTTACTAAATGGCAGTGCAAAGAAATAAAAGCTATTATTGAAACTGACAAGCATGGTATTAAAAGAATTAAAGAAATAAAAGAATAGTGGCGCGTAAAGTTCAATCAGGTTCCGGCGGTTTTATAAAACATACCAATAAAAAAAGACCAGGTCGACATTCTAAAAGACCAAATAAAAGAAATTCAAAAAAAGAATATAAAGGTCAGGGAAGAAGATAAGTGAATGCCCACCCTGAAAGAAATCAGGGCGAGCAAACAAAAGGGTGAGAAGAGATCTTCATTATATACCAAAAATTAATATCTTGCAATCCCTTGTTTTTGTGCTATAACTTCCCATATTAAACATATAACAAAAAGAAAGTGAGAAAAACATGGCAGATCCTAATAAATTTAAATCCGTATCAGTACAAATTGATACATATCATAAACTACAATTCCTTGCTAAAGGCAAATTTTTAGATGCTGATTTGACAGTAAGTAAAACTATCGAAGCATTGGCAACTAGAGCTGCTAAAAAATTTGGATACAAGAATGGAAAAGCAAGTTAATAAAATAATTTGTAATCATTGTATGGGTAATGGGTATTTAAGAATAAATACATCATCATATGAAGAAGTTATTCAATGTCCTAAATGTAATTCACAAGGAGAAGTAGATCCTTCTAAGGATATTGAACAAATGAAAGGTGTAAACTAATGTCAATACAAAGATATTTTTGGAATAAGATAAGTAGTTTAGGTTGTTATTTGACTAATTTAAGTTGGAAAAAAATGTATAGAGAATATAAATACAGTCGTAAATCACTTAAATAAATAGAATTAAAGAAAGTATATGGAACAGAACCCGTTTGTAAGATGTGTAGATGTACACAAAATTATGCCAGAAGTAATGCCTAACGTTTATTATTTATTTGAAACTGGTGGGCCACATTATTTTTCACAATGTACTTGTGAGATTGATCCTATTTACAGGCAAAATATTTGGCCTTTTATTTATAGAGTTAAACATAAAAGTAGAGGTCAAAAATCAGGAATTGTTTATGGATCTATTGGTCTTACTAAATTAATTTATATATATATAAGACTTTTCTCTATTGATAAAACTCGTGTTCGTAGAAGATATAGATATTTAAAAGAGGAAGTAAATGTTAATCCTAAAGAATTTCACATTGGATTACATAGAATTGTAGCAAAAGCATTTATAAAAAATAATGATCCAATTAATAAAACAGTTGTAGATCATATTAATGGAAATAGAATGGATTATAGAATAGAAAATTTAAGATGGTGTACTACTGCTGAAAATTCAAAGGGAACACCCAATGGTAAAAATGATCCGAATAAAGTTTATGAATTAATATCTAAGAAAGATTGGTTCAATGGTAAGGGTAATAATATGATTGAAACTCAAAAAGATATTTATTTTAAAAACTTAAAAAATTTATGAAAACTTCTGTATTTATAGGTATCCCTTGTTATGGGGATGTTAAAGTTGGCACAGCCGATTCTTTATTTTTATTAGCACAGGTATTAGCAGGCAATCAAATAGCTTCTAAACTAATGTGGGCCAAATCTCCTTATGTTGGTAAGTGTAGAAATATGTTGGTGTCTGCATTTTTAAAATCAGGTGCTGAGTATTTATTATTTATAGATGCTGATGTTGAGTTCTATCCTGAGGCAGTTATGAAAATGATTAATTCAAAAAAGAAAGTTGTTTGTACTTTATATAGAACTAAGAAATTAGATTTAGTTGTAGAGTATCCAATCGTATTAGATAATAAGGAAACATTATTAGTGGATGATAATGATATGATGAAAATTAAAGTAGGCCCTGCAGGGTTGATGTTAATTCATAGATCTATATTTGAAACATTAATAGAAAAACATCCTGAACTAAAAATTAAAAATGATAAAGATGATGCTGATATGTATGACTTTTTTAATAGTGTATTTAAAGATGGATATTGGTATGGAGAAGATGTGTCTTTCTGTCATATGTTAACAAAGTTAGGTATTGATATCTACGCTAACATCGGATCGGAAACTGTGCATCATGGCAACTACGGTTGGCGTGGTAAATTTAAAGA